ACAAATAAATCATTTCAAAATTGTTTGAGATTGAAAATGGTCATATTTTTTTCATATTTTCTTTTGTCTAATGAGCCAACAAAAAAAACAAAAATAAAAAACTATAAAATTTATATTTACTTTTCCATTTCTAAATATCATAAATTTTTTATAAATTTACAAAAAATTTACTTCTAAATTATCGACAAGTTGATCTTTTTTTCTCTACATATTTTATTACCATAACCAATCTCAAAAAAATAATTATCAATCAACAAATACATCGCATCACATTATTACAAACCGACGTTACATCGGGTTAGCTTTATTACCATAATCAATCACAAAATATATCATTCTCATTTTTCATCTTTTTCGCATTTCGACATACACCCCCCCCTATCAACTTTTCATAAAAACGATGGCTCCAATGGCTCCAAGAAAAATGCTTAAGTACCAACTTTCCAAAACTAGAAAGTTTTTTTTTATTTTTTTTTATTTTCATTTTTAGAATGTTTGGACTTATAGCCTTTTGGAGCCACTTTTTGGAGCCACTCTATTCTCTACTTTATGAAAAATAAATAAATTGAATTAAAAATATTATTTTTTTATCTATCTAACATTAAGCAAGATGAACGCAGATCAAGAACTAGCAAGACTTCGTGATATGAACCGTGCTCGTGCAAAACGCCATTATGATGCCAAAAAGGATGAAATCAATGCTAAAAGAAGAGAAAAATATTTAAATACATTGATATCCCAACAAGAAATTAATTTAGCAAAAAAAGAAACAGATACTAATCCTATATTTTCATACAATTATATTTCTGATGAATTAGAAGAAAGAGAAATGAATAAACGTTCTAAATCCAAATATCTTGATGATTTGAGAAGATTTGTTGTATTAACAAATTGTGAAGATAATGTAATAGCTTGTATAAATGATTATAAAAAGACAATTCCGATTATTCATAATGCTGTAAAATTTGATGGAACACCATACGCACTTAATACAAAGAAATCATTATTCCAAGTAATTCTCTACATAATTGATAATTTAAAACTTCCAGTTAAGGATATTATAAAGAACTGGTATGTCAAAGAATTCGAAATTATGAAATTGGATAGTATTGATAAAAATATAGTTGATCAAGATACTATCATTATTTCATTTACAGATTATCTGAAAAAAATAAAAGAACGTTTTGGTGAAGAATCAAAAGAATATCTGATTAGCCTTCTCTACAACGAAGCTACTTTGAGAGATGATTTCATTCTTAAAATCGTTCCATCAATTAAGGATACGAAAGATGATAATGAGAATTTTATTATTGTTTCACCAAAAGAGGAAAATCTTACATTAATTATTAATCATTATAAGACAAGAGAACTATATGGAGTTATCAAGATAAGACTTTCTATTGGTCTTTCAAGAATGATTAGAAAATATATACAAGTAGAGAACCTTTCAATGAACGATTATTTATTTGGAAATAAAAATCTCTCTACTTTTGTGCAAAAGATGAATAAAGAAATTGATGTTAATGGTGGTATTAATTTGTATCGTAAAATGAAGATTTCTGAAATGTATAAAAAGTATGATGGAAATCCATCAGCAGAAGAACGAATTAATTTATCAAATTTAATGGTTCATTCACCGATTTTGCAAACAAGATATTTGCGAAATATAAAAAATTGATAATAAAAAAATTGATTTGAATTTTATACATATAAAAATTGACATATCTTGACAAAATGGAAGCAACCAAATCGATGAAAGAAAAATCAATGAAAGAAATGAAAGCAACCAAATCATTTGAATTTGATTATCAAATAAATGGTAAAACAATTCATTTACAAAGAGAAGGACAACACTATGATGATGTTTATAAATATGCTATTAGTTTAAAACTACAATATGAAAAACACAAAAATTTAGATGGAGATTGGCAAATTACCCTTCCAATAAAAAAAATTAATGAAGTAAAATGTGAAGTAAATCTAAGATTATTTTATTGTCGTGGTAGTTGTAGATGTAGTAAAGGAAAAAGAGGTCAATTTCAAATAATTATTAATGATACTAAAGTATATTGTCGATATAATGAAGATGATGATGATGAAGACGACTTCTTTCCAGAATTATATCGACACAATATCTATTTAACAGAAGAAGAAGCACCTCCTACTATAATAAATTTTGTTAAAGCAATAATGATACTTCATTATTATTTAGAGAATTTAAAATTTAATAAATTAGCTAATGATTTCGACTTATATGATAGATTAATTTTACAATCACTAAATTTGGGGTGTGTTGTTTTTCAAAGCCAAGAAATTGAATTAGCAGGTGAAATGTGTCCTTGCTGTCGTGAATATACAACTTTTCAATTAAGAAAATGCAGACATTATATATGTATCCCTTGTAAATCAAGCTTACCAAAAGAAAAATGTCCTACTTGTAGAAGAGATATTTATGATACTGATGATGAAGAAGATTAATTAATCTCTTTTGCAGTAAACAAACAATTTATAGAATTATTATTATTTTTTGGTTTGAAATCTGATAGAATCATTGCTACAATAAATTCGCCATTAGAAATATATTCTTTTTGGTATCTCTCTACTACATGCTTTCCTCCATAACTTCCAATACATTTTTTACTATAAGTTTTTAATCGTTTGAATAATATTGGTATTACTTTCATAGCACTTACAATTCTTTTTGCACTATGAAATGTGAATTGATTATCATAGTTTTTAATTGCATAACCAAATGTATAAGGAAGTTTTACTTTAGGAAAATAGTATCCTCCTCTATCTAATTGATATTTTTTCTCTACTTCTTTCATTTTATCATAATGATATCCATACTCTGGATCATAATATGAATCGATTATTTTTTGTATTTCAACTGGTAATTTGAAATATAAATAATTATAAGTTTGTAATTCCATACATTATCATTTTTTTTTGTTTAATTGAAAATTGTCCTATATACATTATTTAGGAAAAAGGACTTAAAATATAATATTAATAATGTATATAGGAATGAACCCAACCAGAGTCACATACAGAGAGTTATACGATGTCAAAAAAGCACATTTTTTAAATAATATGACATTAGAACAATTTACTATTTTATACAATAGAAAAGATAAAACCAAAAAACAAGTAAAAGAAAAATTTGATAAAGTAAAATATTTTTGTAATATTGTGATTAAAAATAATGGTAAAATAAAAATTGATTACCGATATTCAATAAATACTCCTCAAGATTTAGGGGGTAGATTGTATTCAAGTAATGGAATACAAGGTGTATGTAAAATGGTAAGAGGATTTTTTGCTTCTGATACAACTGATTTTGATATGAAAAACGCTCATCCAGTTATTTTAAGATATATTTGTAAAAATCATAATATAGATTGTCCTGAATTAGAGTATTATATTAACAATAGAGATGCTATTTTATCATCTTACGAAGATTCTGATTATATCAAAAAAGAATATTTAAAAATGGTGAATACTGGAGAACAATTGTCTCGTTCTTTTAAATGTAATCGTATGAAAGCGTTTGATAAAGAAATGAAACGTATTCAAAAAATATTATTGGAAATCGAACAATATAAGCCCATTCTTGATCTAATTCCATTAGATAAAAAAGAAAAGAATTTGGAAGGTTCATTCATCAATAGAGTTCTTTGTATGTATGAAAATGATATTTTGTTGAATGCTATGGATGCGTTAGAAACTTTCGCATACGAAGGCGAAAATGTTGGAATCAAAATATTTGCTCTTATGTTTGACGGTTTTATGATTTATAAAGATTGTTCTCAACATATTGTTGGACAACAATTGATCGATTACTTGAATGAAGTGACTGAAAAAGAATTTAATGGATTGAATATGAAATGGGCTATCAAACCACACGATAAAACAATTGAGATGCCTACTGATTATGAAATTCCAAAATCATTAGACCAAATGGAAATGCAATTATCGGAAATGAGGGTTGATAATTCTTTCGAAATTGTAAAGGATAAGTTTGAATTAAATCACGTAAAAATTATCAATAAATCATTATTTGTAAAAAAAGATAATGACCAAATAATTTTAATGAGTCGTAGTCAATTGACTACAGCTTATGAACATTTAAAATATAACAAAGTAATAGGTATATCAGATAATAGAAAACCCAAAATAAAAGAGGAAAATTTTATCGAAATGTGGTTACATAATAAAGATATTTTAAATTATGACGATGTTGGTATTTATCCAAATAATGAATTATGCCCGAAAAATATTTTTAATATGTGGATTCCTTTTGCTATGGATAAAAATATTAATTACATTCATAAAGAAGAAGAATTACAACTAATTTTACATCACATTAAAATATTATGTAATCATCAACAAGACGCATATGAACATATTATTAAATGGATTGCTCATATGTTTCAAAAACCACACGAAAAGGGTGGTGCAATGCCTATTTTTATTGCTCTTGAAGGAACTGGTAAAAATACTTTAATTGAATTGCTGAAAAAAATGATTGGTGTTAAAAAGGTTTTTGAAAGTAGCAAACCAAGTAGAGATATTTGGGGTGATTTTAATTCGCCCATGAAGGATTGCTTTTTGGTTCATTTGGAAGAATTATCCAAAAAAGATTTAATTGATTCCATTAATGAAGTAAAAGCATTAATTACTAATCCTACATTAACTATTAATCAAAAGGGTATTTCTCAATATAGCATCAATTCATATCATCGTTTTATTGCTACTACTAATAGTGAAGACCCGATGCCTACAAAAAAAGGGGATAGGAGAAATTTTATTATCAGATGTAGCGATGAAAAAAAAGGTGATTTTCAATATTTTAATGATTTATATGCTTTGCTTGAAGATGAAAATGTTATTAAAACTTGTTATGAATATTTTATGAATGTTGATATAATAGGCTTTAAAGCAGAGAAATTTCCTGAAACTGAATATCAAAATGAACTGAAAGAAATGAATGAAAATCCTATTGATGGATGGTTAAAAAGCATGGTTTATGAAAATTTTTACAAAACAGATGATATTGAATTATTAGGGATTGATATTTTCAATAGATTTGAATATTGGAAAAAACAAAATGGAATGGAAAAATATGAAATGACTTGTGTAAAATTGGGGGTTAGATTGATTAATATGAAGATTAAAGGTGTTTATAAGGGAAAGAAAACTAAAAGGGGGGATACTAAAATATTTAAGATTGAAGAATTAAAACAACATTATAAAATTGGAGATGTGATTGATAATGATGATAAAAATGATAGTGATTGTGATAATGATGATGATTAAATTGGGGTGGTGGAGAGGTGGAGGGTGGAGGGTGGAGGGTTGTTTTGGGTTTGATAGGGAAAAAGGATTTTTTTTTTGTAAATTACATAAAATCTGCAAACGACAAATATAGAAACCCCAATTCCACGATGGAACCCAAACAAACCCTCCACCCTCCACCCTCCACCAACTATAATTAATAAATAATAACAATATTCAACATCATCCAATCCACTTATCAAGCAAAATAATTATAAAAACATTCTAAAAGATAATGTCAATTAATAGTATATAGGATAATTATTTAGAAAGAAATTATATAGAATATTAATATAGGTTTATGAAAGGAACATATCTTCAAAACAAGAAATCAATTTATAATTGGCGTGAGAAGAATAGAGATAAATGGAATGAATACAGACGACATCTTTGCAAACAAAATGCTATTTGGAAAAAAATAAGTAGAGAGTTTCTGAATATTCTACTTGACGATTAATATATTTTTCATAAAATATATCAATTATAAAATAAAAATATCAACCTTTGGTTGCTATTTTTATTCGAGAGCTCTGCTCTCAGAAGCCAGAGGCTTCCAGATAATCAAAACGCCTTTGGGCGTTTTAATTATAAAAAGTGTGATTTAATTTGTGATACATGTTGCTACATTCATAACAATTATTATGCCAAGAAGAATCTAAAAAATAATCGTCCCACTCATCTCCTTCTGGATTAACAAATCCGTTCGGATACTTTATTTTCATAAATTCATTTACTTCTGCTGTTCTCTGGATACCACAAATATAACAGCATCCATCAATATTCCCTGAATTTAAATATCGTTGTATGAAAGAATTGAAATTCTTTTTCTCTACATCTACCCAAGCATTATATAATCCATTTTCATTTATGAAACAGTAAAAGTATTCTATTTTATTTGTTTCTGTATTTAACCATCGTCTCCCCAAAAATAAATCAGTTGTTGGTCTTGTATTACTTCCTGTAAATATATTTTCTGTTTCATCATCACTATCATTTTCTTCTTCTAATTTTGCACGGCAAATAGGGCAAGTTTTATTATCACTTTCACTAATTTTACAAAAGCACGGAATACACAAGGTATGCTCACAATTTATACCTGACATAGCACAATTCTCGTCCCCTTCAACTAATTTTTCATAGCAAACAGGGCAATCATTATTATCCATTAATATATTTTGTGATAAATATATTAATAAAAAAATTGATTAAAATATTTAAAAACATCTTGCGACATTATTAACAAGATGCCTATTACCGATTACTCCAAAACTGTAATTTATGTTATTAAATGTATTGATGACACAATAACAGAAGAATATGTTGGTTCAACAACTAATTTTAGAAGTAGGAAGAGTTGTCACAAATCAAGATGTAGTAAAGATTATAATTTTAAAATATATGAGTTCATAAGAGCAAACGGCGGTTGGGATAATTGGATTATGATACAATTAGAAGAATATCCTTGTAAGAATAAAAGAGAAGCAGAATGTAGAGAAGAACAAATCCGACAAGAAAGAAAAGCAACTTTGAATTCACAAAGGGCATTTATAACAGCAGAGCAGTTAGCAGAACATAACCAAGAATATATTAAAGAACACGCAGTGCAAATAGTAGAAAAGAAGAAAGAGTATTATAAAAAACACAAAGAGCATATGAGGAAAAAAGCGAAAGAATATTATGAAAAAAATAAAGAGCAAGAGGCAGAAAGACATAAAAAATATCGTAAAGAACACGCAAAGCAAATAGCAGAATATAATAAAGAATATTATAAAGAATATTATAAAAAAAAGAAGGAACAGAAACTAGCAGAACAAGAAAATAACTAAAACATTCTACTTCCATTTAAATCAACAACTCGATCATTTTTATCCACACCGTAAATATTAAAAGCGAATAACATATTTGGGTATGCTGATGTTGTTACGACATCGTAATTGCCACCAGCATTTTTATTTATTCTTTGATAAAATATAGTCAAATTTACCAACTCTTGATTTTTAGTAAAGAGTAGGTTGTTGCCTGTAGTAGAAGAGATGACAGGATTACCTTGAACAAATCTTATAAAATTTAAAAACGCAAAATTTTGATTTGTTAATGTAGAGACATTATATGTATTATTTGTAAATGGTAATCCTGAAATAAATACCAAACAATTTCTATCGTCAGCAGTTGAACCAATAGCAGCACCAGCAACCACCGATTGTATTTGAGTTGAAACTAAACAAAACCTATCATACTTTTCATACATGGAACCCAATAATGTTCTCAAATTGATATTGTTCCAAGTAAATCTTAATAAATATACATCTGCTGTTCCTATAGCGTTTGTTGTATTTGGTGTTAAGTCAGCGGTTCGTAAAACTAAAGTGGCTGTTTCGGCGTTAAACATAAAATAAACATAGATATTTATTATTTTTTCTCTACATCTTCTTTCGGAATTCCATAAATTTCAAATGAGAAAACGAAATGTGGAAATGGAGATCCAACTGTTCCTTGAGTTTGATAATTTCCAGCAGGGTTTTTAACAAAACGACTATAAAAAATTGTTAAATCTACTAATTCTTGATATTTCCCAAATGTTAATATACTTCCTCCATTCGTTGTAGTAGCAATTCCTGCCAATCTTGTTAATAAAGTTCCAAAAATAGCACTTGAAGATGATGTTAATGTAGAGGCATTATATGTATTATTTACAAAAGGCAATCCTGAAATATTCAAAACAGTAATTCGGTCATCTACTGTAATTCCCCAAAATTGAGGTGGATTAGCGGCTGTGGCCGCAAGAATAGGTTTCAGCATAAATAAATCATATTTGTCATACATATCATTTCCCATTAGTGTTCTTAAATTAATATTTTTCCAAGTATGACTTGTTAAAATGGCGTTTGAAACAGCGTCACTTGTTCTTAACACAAAAGAAGCACACTCATTTGCTTTAAAAATAGAAGTAGAAAGAGGTGAAAAATTATAATAACCTCCATCAATCGTCCCAATTAAACTCATTATTAATAATAATAAAGATTTATTTATTATTATTTAGAACTTCACATAAGCTGTATTATTCTCACAAACCAAAACACAATCAAAGTTAGCATAAGCGTCATATCTTACCGTAATGTCACCACCACGATTTATATTACCATAAGTCAAAGTTAAGAAGATGTCGTCTGTATTAGAATTATACCCTGCGAAGATCGAACTCTTATCTGTAGCAACATAATTTTCTAAATCTAACCCAACAAAAAAACTTCCGCTTGATACACCTGAAACATTTGTAGCACTATCATTTGTTGCGGTTGAAGTAACTATAGAGTAAGAATTTTTATCAATTGAAGGAGTGTAATGTATGTCTGCTATACTGCCGTATGCTTTAATAACTTCAGCCCAGAATTCAGTAAGTGTTGAGGGAGGTTTTGGAGGCATGATTTGGGCACCGATCCTGAACTGATACTCACTAAGACCCATCGTGACGGAACTAAAAGGAAAGAAAGTTAAAGCTCCTGCTCCTTTATCTCTACTTGCTATGAGAAGACTTTTCAAGGAAGAAAATTTTGCGGGAATTGGCAGCGTCGTAGTAATTTGTGCGTTATTAGGAAGCAAAGCTGTGTAGACATAGTTTCTAAAGTCGGGGAAGACATATTGTAAAGGTTGTCCTTCCAACGACCCATAAATGACCGACATAGCGGCATCTCCCAATTCAATAAAGTTGCCTACATATTCACAATTAGCAATAGAAATAGTAGATGTTCCACCTGTCAATTCACTACATGCTTGAACGAAACTTGAAACCAATTGTATCTCCACACGAAGAGGTGCAGCAGTCATAGCAAAGAGAGGCACATAATTACTTGACGATAAAGAACCCACTAAAGATAACAAATTCAAAGAATAGGTTTCAGAAACCGTTCCAGCGTTAGCAATAAGAGCTGTTCGATCGCCTCCTATGCGTTCTCCTGAATTAATATGATAAGAAGGGGTTCTTGCCCCATTAATTGCTGTTATTAAAGCAGCAAGGTCTGCTGGAGCTCCTACTTGCATCGTTGAAACAGTATCCGCTCGTGTCCCAGATAACAAAGTTTGCTTACCTGTTATCGCATCGGATGATTGTTGTAAGTCAAATAGCATCTTGGCGAGTAACCCGTAATTATCTATGTCCTGAATTAAATTTGACCCGTGAAACACTCTAATTCTTTGTATTAATCCGTGTGCTCCACAGCTGTCAAAACGAAAAGCATTATTTGCTGCGCTTGAGGTAACGGTAACTCTAAATTTCAAATAACTTTCAGTTGCCGCTAACACAAGGTTATTACGGGTAGGAATATTCAAAATAATCGTATCACCGAGCACATAATTTCCACTCCCCCCCTGGGGGGCTATATTAACTCGGCTACTTTTTGCCATTGCACTTTCGACTTTAGAACCGTACTTTAACGTTTTAGGCAACATTATAATTATTAATAACAAAATAATTATAATGAAATTCTAATTAAATTAAAAATATGGATGCGAGCATCCATATTTTTAATCAATGATAGAATAATCCTCTAAAGGATTATTCTATTTAACGCCTTTTTTTTTCTAAATAGGATTTTCTCATGGAATTCATTTTTTTCATTCCCATAGGAATATATTGAATATCCCCCATATTGGATTTATTATAAATCATATTACTCATATCCATTCCAGCAACGGAAGGCTTGGCTTGAGAAGATTTACTACCTATTATTTTTGAACCCAATCCAACTAATTTCTTTCCCAAAGTATAACCTGTATATAGTCTATTTCCTAAAGTAAGGGCTGAACGAGCTGCTTTCAAACCTAAAGCTAATGATGACATATAACTTACATCAAGAAAAAATATATTTGCGCGTCTGGAAGACGCTCAAATATATTTCATATGAAAAAATAAATGAACCAAAGGTTCATTTATTTCTTTTAAAATAAATCATTCCACGAAATCAACAATCTCTAACTGTAAAGTAATTGAAAAATATTGTTGGTTTAGTTCTAAAGTATTTCCATCTTGGTCTAGTAATTTAATGTTAATAAAATTCATAACATTCGTATTTAAATTGACAGAAAAATTATGAGTATTGGAAAAATTAATCATAGAATAAGGACTTGACTGAATAGGAATACACGCTAAAACATCATGAGCATTATTTTGAAAATTGTTGATACAACCTGTGTTGAAATTGGTAGCCATATTTATCATTCTTATTGCTGATAGATTAACTTGTTTTGCTAAAGTAAGTGTTTTATTATTTGATGTATTAGATAAATCATTTGTGCTTAATCCTATTAGATTCTGACAGGTAGAATTAGCGGTTAATATTTTAAAATCATAAGTGGTATTTACGAAAGTGAATTTATTTGTTATACTGCTATAACTACAGGTTGTTCGTGGTAAGTTATTTGTAAAAAATGCTGCTAATTGGTTTGCGTTATAATTACCATAAGGAATATATAGGTTTGTAGTTATTTGAGGGTTGGCTGTATATTCATTATAGCAAAGTAAATTATTTCTTGAATTGATATTGTAAAATGAATAGGGTATTACCACGTGCATCACAGCAAGATAGATTGTGAATTGACTTTCTGCTTCTATAATAGGTAAAACGAAATCACAATCGGAATAATGTTCGTTGTTATATTTAGTAGCGTGTCTTGAATTAAGATGTATCTGAATTTTTTCATTAGTATTGTTATTCATTATAAATTATATGATTTTATTTTTCAATTTATCCAATTTCCTGAAGTTATGTGCTTCTAATAAGTTAAAATTCTTTTTATCCTTGATTACAATCTTTTTACCAAGATTCTTTTGAGTATTTGAGAGTAGAGAAACAGGGTCGTTTGATGTCCTTATATCGATTTGATTCTTACCTATAGTCTTTCCAACACCTGCTAATCCGACGCCTTTATCAACAGTAATAATTTTATCCCTTTTTCCACCCGCATACTCACTGAGGCTACCACCAAGTGAATGAGAAACAATTGTAGCAGGAGCAGAGTATTTCTTCCTCACATCTTCCATTAATTTTTTTGAATCTCTAAAACGAGTGCTATATTTTTCAAGACCTAATCCCAATAATAAATCTGTTCCCCAGTCTCCAATTTTTCTTGTTCCAGTAAAGGCAACCGTAGGTCTGTTCTTACGATCAATCCAAACTTTGTGTTCTGCGTTTGAAAGTGAATCATCAAGTCTAAGTCCGTACTTATTTCCTATCTCTCTTGCAGGAGTATTTCTACTATAACTTGCTTGTATTAATTCTTTTATTTTATCAGTTCCAATATCAGGAGGTGTCCGTATCGCTTTCTGTGGGTTCATAAATATTGTTGAGATTTTCTTGCATCTCAATTAGTTTATCCTGTCGTTCTAAAATCTCTTTTAATGGAGAATTTTCATAGTTCTTCTCTACTATTAAATCAATCACTTTATCAAATCCTGGTATGTGTTTACACTCAACAGGAAACTTATCTTCAAAAAATTCTGGTTGCTTGTATGTTAAGTTATACATAACCTTATTCCAATCGATATTTTCTCCCCCCTCACAAGGTTTATAATTAAGCTCGAGTGGGCATATTCCATTTTCTAATGATTTGATGATATTTTCTAAACTCATATAATAATCAAGATTATTATTTGATTACTAATTCGTTAAAATTCTTATACAGACGATTCTCGACGGTATCCATATCAAGATGGGCGTAGGGTTCATTAAATACATAATTAAATAAAAGCAAAGCATCGTCCTTATTATAATTGAGTAATTCTCTGACAATACTATTGAACTCTTCAATATTCTTTGGTTTAAACATCGTAATATATGTGATCTGCTTACGAAGTGATTTTGGAAAGTAGAGATAAGTTTGTAAAGTAAATATAAAAGAGCAACACAAATGGCGTGCTTTAATAAGCATCTTATTCAGTTGCCTCTGTATGTGCTTATCTTTTAAAGAATCAGCAAAATCGTCTATTATTATCATAGAATACTCAATCTCTTTTTCTTCTTCGCTTTCTTCACCGCTCGATTCATCATCGCCGTATTTTTCTTTCCTCTTTTTCTTCTCTACTTTTGATTCATTATCATCAATTCTTTTACTCACTAATTCATTATATATTTCTTCTAAAAGAGATACGGTTAATTCGTGATACACTTTATCGTGCTTCTCAAAAGGATGATTTTTTAATGAGGCAAAGCTTGCTGAAGGACAAAAATAATAAATATTATTAAATATGTTACGATAACAACTCTTGCTCTTAAACATATTTAAAAGTAAATTTGTTTTACCTGAACCACCTGATCCTGTCATCACATAAATCATTCCATTTCTTCTACTTATATTTTGGTTTAAAATTCCCGGAACATATATGTCTTGTCTTTCCTTAATGGGTTTAAATACAGTCCCTGTGGGGTTCTTTACTTCTTCAATGTCATTTATTGTCATTAATATAATAAATCAACATTTTTTATTCTTTCTCTACTTATATGGAAAGTTTAGATAACCAAGATATCCAAAACAACATCCAAGAAGATCCAAGTCCTTTAGAGAAGGCAAAAAAGACCCCCAAACCACGCAGTGAAAAGCAGATGGAAAATTTTAAGAAATTACAGGAAAAGAGGAAAGAAGCAATAGAGAAGAAGAAACTAGAAAAGAAAATAGAGGCAAGTAAATTATTACTCGAACAAGAAATAACACCACCACCAGCACCCCCCAAGCAAAAGAAAATCAAACAACCATCACCGCCACCAAGCGAAGATGAACAGGAATCCGATTCGTCAGTAGAGAAAATAGTTGTAAATGTTAAAAAGAAGCCAAAGAAGAAGGCAAAACAAATAATTATTTATAATGAGGATAGTGACACAGAAGAAGAAGAAGAGGAAGAGTATAAACAACCAAAGCGTTCATTGAAAACACAGCAAAACAAGAAAAGCAAGACTAAAGTATATCAACAAGAGCAACCCCAAATATTCAAAAGTCAGTCGATGAATTATTTTGTTGATTAAGTATATGAAGAGCGGTTTATTACTTACTTTAAAAGAACTAATAAAATTGGGAGTAATAAAAATCAAAAAGAAAAGAAGGAAGAGGGGATTATCAACAACAAAAAAATCCATTCAAGCACAGCTACCACCAGTTCAACAAAGTATGGGACAACAAAAATACGACGCCTTTGTTACAACATCAGCCCCAAATCCTCAAGCGTATTCAGATGCTTTGAGATTAAGAGATGAAAATAGAAATTTTGATACCCGATTATTGGAATATAAAAATCAACAACAACAACAGAAATTATTATTGGACAACCAACAACAATTACAACAACGATTACAACAAGATCAACAACAACAACAATTAGAACAACAACGATTACAACAAATACAAGACCAACAAGAACAATATATAATAACACAAGGAATACCAGCAGTTCAAAATCTTCTAGCAAGAACAAGTGCTATAGAAGCCCAAAGGGCATCAAAAGGTTTTGTTGAGGATGATAATGTAGATGTAATAAAAGTAAATGGCTCTGACGATTTTAAAACACAACAAGATATTGCTGATCCAGAACTGAGAGAGATGCCCCAAGCACCCCAATCACGCCAACCATTAACACCATTACAACAACCGGGTATGAGTTCAGATGAAATGTATCAAGATATAAATCAATCAATAGAAAAAGCATTGACACCAAAACCACCACAACAATTATTAAAATATTCTTCGGAAAATGAATATGAGGATATACCTGAAAAACAAACAACACCGGTTCCCTCAGGAAAAAAATATATAACAAAAAAAATAAAAAGTCAAATAGAAGAAAAAATGAGAATTTATCCAAATTTAAGTAAAGAACAAGCAAGGGAATTAGTTTTATTGGAAACAAAGGCAGTCCCTAAAAAGAAAAAAAGACCTAAAAAATTACTTACAGATGAAGATGAAGAATTTGGATTAACTCCTGAACAATTTATATAACAATATATTATGAGTAATTTTCTAGAGAATGCATACACTGATTTAAATAAACTTATTTCAATCAATGCTGACGAAGTAAGAACAAATTCTCTTTATATAAATGATGTATTAGTCGATCCAAATGGAAAAACGGGTGATACCGGGCCCAAAGGTGACAAAGGTGATAAAGGAGACCAAGGCATACAAGGCATTCAAGGCATACAAGGCATACAAGGCATTCAAGGACCCAAAGGTGATGCAGGTACAAATGGAACGAACGGAACGAATGGAACAAATGGAACAAATGGAACGAATGGAACGAATGGAACGAACGGAGCAAAGGGGGATACGGGGCCACAGGGCCCGCAAGGTTATTCGTCTGGAGGATTATTACTTTATTTAAATTATCAAAATACAAACACAACAAATCCAACAAATTTCTCTACTTCTTCATTATCAACAGCTTTGGGAATAACAATAAGTAATCCATCATCGATAACTTATAATCCTCACGGAACTACAACAGGAACACCACCCTCACCTCCAAATGATAAATGTGCGTTAATGAATACAATTCCTGACAGCACAAAGTCACAACAAATAATAACTAATACAACATTATCAAACACAAATCCATCTCTTGTCTGTCAGTTTGCTATAAAAATATCGTCATTATCGGGATTGATTGGATCGAGTTTAATTCCACCTGGAATATGGGATTTAAATATTTATGCTAAAGCAGACGGAACTAATGATGAAAACAATATTGCTATAAAATGGTTTTTATTAGGTTATAATTCAAATACATCTACATTAACGAATTTAGTTACATCAGGAAGCGATGAAGAATTTATACAAGACCATCTAAATATAATGAAAATAACAACAAGTATGATTATTGATACCATTATTGATATTTCTTCTTATACAGATTTAATTGTAGTAATCACAAATGTAAATAGAACAGCACAATCACACGACGCATTAATGTATTTTCAGAGTTATCAAACATACTCACATATTCACACAACTTTTGCTGTTGCTGGAGCAACTGGACCACAAGGACCAATAGGACCAGTAGGACCAGTAGGAGGTGTTGGACCGATTGGACCACAAGGAGAACAAGGCATTCAAGGCATTCAAGGCATTCAAGGCATTCAAGGCATTCAAGGCATACAAGGTTTTACAGGTGAGAGAGGCGAGAGAGGCGAAAAAGGCGACAAGGGCGATGAAGGTGATACAACAGCCGCCACAGCATCAGCAGCCGCATCAGCAGGTTCAGCGGGGTTAGCAGTTGGGGCAGCAGCGGCAGCAGCGGCAGCAGCAACATCAAGTGCTTCTTCATCAGCCGCAAGTGCTGTATCATCTCAAGCCGCACAAGATGCTGCCGAAGAAGCAGAAAGTCGTGTAAGATTTTTTGAAGCAAGTGTTGCCCAAGGCACTCAAACTTGTAATGCAATTTTAAGAGTAAGCACTACAAATAATACTATATGTCATACATTTTTTAGAGATGGAAATTATAACTTTGCTGGTGAAATTTCTAATGATAATTTTTCTGTTAGTGCTGATGGTGTTTTAATATGCCCTATAATACAAGGACCTGAAGCGTTAACTGGGTCATCTACATTAAGGATAAATTATGGTAATCCAGCAGGTGGTTCTTTAATAAGAATAGGAACGAATAGCGAGGTGACAAAAGTAAATGATGTAAGGATAGGTGGTGCAGATGATAATGTTTATATTAACGACAGGTTATACAACCCAAGTGCTATTGATAATGCTATTAATTCACTTACAAGTGGAGTTATAGACCAAATAACTGATGCTTTAGATGATTTAGATGATTAACATAAGTTTTCTTATCATAAGATATATGTCAATAAATAAATTTAAGAGCACAAGTATTTACGGAGAATTGATTGTAAGAGATTTGAGTGGTAATACTAACGCAAATACAGTATTAAATCGTGATTTAAGTGTAACAGGAAAAATAACAACACCAAAAATAGTATCACCATTCAATCCACTTGTTAATTTATCTTTTCTATCATCACTTCCAACAACTGCGGTTGCTGATAGTAATGCTGGTATTGGATGGGTATGGAACCATTCTGGCGGTCAAGGAGAAACAGATTTAATTCTATACGGACAAGGAGGACCTGGGGGATTAGCATTATATGCCGCGAATAATTCAATAGCTCCATATGTGTTTTGTAAATTATATCCAAGTTTAATTGAATTTGCCGCAACACCAACTTTTCCAACATCAAACACAATAGGATCGATCGGAGCGACAACCCAATATATAAATAATGTTTTGAATAGTTATTTAACAACAGCAACTGCTTCATCAACATATTTATCTCAATCATCAGCATCATCAATCTACTTGACAATAACTAATGCCGCCTCGACATATTTAACAGGAACTACCGCCGCACTCACATATCAGCCCATAACTTTAATGGGGGACTATTTAACTACAATAACTGCTGCTGCTACTTATTTAACTCAATCATCAGCCGCATCAATTTATCAGACGATCTCAAATATGTCAAATTATATAACAAGAGGAGGAGAAATTCCTTTTAACACCAACTTAGCTAAATTTACTTTCCCATCTTCTTTCCCAACATCAGCTGTAAATAATAATGCGACAGGACCCGCTTGGTTCTGGAACTGGTCTGGTGGTGCTGGAGAAACAGATATGATTTGTTACGGGCAAGGGTCTTCAGGTGGATTATCAATATATGGAGGTGGAAATACTACCAACCCTAATTCAAGTTTGATTTGTAAATTATGGTATGGAACTATAGATTTCTCTACTACTCCTACTTTTCCAACATCAAATACAATTGGTAATATTGGAGCAACCACGAGTTATGTGGATAATAGATTCAGTTCATACAATAATATTCCATCAAATAACTTTACATTAACTTCAATAGGATCAAATATTTTGTATCAATAAGTATTATATGGTAATAAGAGTAGATTTAAATTTTCCAGCAAGTAAATCAAATATTAATTGTTTATTAGGAACAGTAATTGTCCCTTACAATTCAGCAATACCAAATGTAAAATGTATCTCTTTCAGTTGTCCTGTTTCTTTCCAATTAAAATTTACAAATTATGAAGCACAAGGTCAAATCATAAATGTAACTATTCAACCATCAGCTTATGGTAGTGTTTATAGAAGAAGAAATAATGTTACAACTTATGTTGGTGATTTTACATTAAGGTCATCAGGTCTAGTATATACTAAATCTTATTTTATGACTAATACATCATCACAGATTGGTTTTGAAATAAATGATTATTTTACAAATTTGGGGGGAACATATTATCCTGAATTAAATCCAACTCCAAATACTAATGATGAATATACTTTTTATGCTTCTATGGGTTATTACATTTCATCAAATATGCCAAGAATTTCATCGACCACTGATATTATCTGTGGATACTTATTCAACACATCACAAACCACATCTTACTTAGCGAATTTTTCATATCAAATAGGAAGTGGAACAAGCCCTAATTATTTTGCATATAAATTGTATCAAGAAATAACTACAACCCAAAAACCAACTTGGTTTATATCATCATTTACTTCCGGAGACGCTTATACACCAGCAGGTAGGAATTTAGGTTCAAATTATAATAATAACACTTCACGATTTGATAAAGTTACTCCGTATGGTGATGCTACTACTTTTAATTGGAATGTATACGATGCTATTTTTACAGCAATTGTTTCAGGAACTTATTCATTTCAATTGTGCCTTTTTAATAATTCACCTTCAACAACAGGTAGATTTTTAAAAGCAGGAGGAACTTGTGTTCCAAGCGGTCAATATTTAACCTTTAATCAAAGTTATTTAACTATTAATAGTGGGGCGATTACAGTCTCTTTAACATATTATATGGATACTAATCAAACATTTTTTTTCAGATGTGACGACCAATCACCCTCATTTTATTATGGCGATGGGCATACAACTTTACAAATAATAAAAATATCGTGATTATATATGCTGTCTGAGGTGTTTTATTCTTTTGTGATCACTTCTTTTATTGGTTGTATTTTATCTATTGTAGCGGCGTGTTATAAATCAAAGTGTAGTGAAATTGGGATATGTGGTTGTGTAAACATTAAAAGAAATATTGAAATAGAATTACAAGAAGATATGAAGACTACAGAAGTAAAAAATAATAATAATTAATAATATGATAAGTAGAGAAGTAGTTGAGGTATAGGTATTCTTAAATATGAAAAATATTTTGAGTTTTAAAAGTTTTTATTTCAGAGAATAGAAAAAGATAAAAAAAGACTTTGGATTAAATTACAGAAAAGACAACAACATATTTATTTTTCATAAAGTAGAGAGTAGAGTGGCTCCAAAAAGTGGCTCCAAAAGGCTATAAGTCCAAACATTCTAAAAATGAAAATAAAAAAAAATAAAAAAAAACTTTCTAGTTTTGGAAAG